GGTAAAAGGGCATAATGGAAATATACATAATGAGCAAGTGGATGGGCTGGCAGTAGAGGAGTCTAAGAAATGGCAGTAGGACAGAAAATATTTGAGTTAGACGAAATCCGAAAAACAATACATGCCTTAAAAAATGATGGTGAGTTGTTTGAGGTTCGTTGCCTGGAAGCAAATGGAAAGAGGGTAAGCAGTGGCTATTTTCGTAATGCAGATACTATGCTGGAACAACTTTGCCATCTGAATTCATCGGATAGCAATATATACATGGTTTTGAACGACATTAAGCCAGATTGCTATTCCAGAGAGCAAAGAAATCGGTTTGTAACAAATACAAAAGTTCAGACAAGCGATAATGATATTGTTGGTTATGATTGGCTTTTTGTAGACGTAGACCCCAAACGTCCTTCAGGTGTATCTAGTTCGGATGAACAGCTACAAAAGGCAAAGGAAACTGGAAATAGAGTTTATGCGTTTATGAAGAATATTGGTTTTAACTCACCAGTCACAGCTATGAGTGGAAATGGAATACATTTGTTATATAGGATTCAGCTTGCAAATTCAGAGGAAAATAAAACTTTGGTAAAGAGTTGTCTTATGGTGTTGGACATGTTTTTTAGCAATGAGACTGTATCCATCGACAAGTCCAATTTTAACCCGGCAAGAATCTGCAAATTATATGGAACAATGGCGCGGAAAGGAAGTAATACATCGGAGAATCCGCACCGTATGAGTCACTTGCTGACTGAGGGAAGTAAAGAACCAACAGATAAAGCATATCTGGAAAAATTAGCGGCTATGCTTCCTGTACCAGAGAAGCCACAGAAATACAATGATTACAGCCCCAGAGAATTCGACTTGGAGGAATGGCTGATAAAATATGGATTGCGGTATCAAAAGACCAGTTATTCGGACGGAACCAAGTATATTTTGGAACAATGCCCGTTTGACAGCAACCACAAAGGAAAAGACGCCTGTATTTTCCAGGCGCGGTCAGGGGCAATCGGATTTCATTGCTTTCATAATTCCTGCCAGGATAAAACCTGGCGGGATGTGAGAATATTGTATGAACCTGATGCATACGAAAAGAGGCAACAGGAATATGAGCGGAAAATTTATTCAAGGCAACCAGTTCAATCCCAAGTAAAGGTTATTCAACCGGTAGATGGAAAACCGATATTTTATACGGCTACGGATATTCTAAACCTGCCGGTGCCAGATGAACGTTTTATAAAAACTGGAATTGCAGATGTTGACAAAAAAATGAGGGGACTAAAAAAGGGATATGTTTCTGTTATGTCAGGGTTGAGAGCAGCTGGTAAAAGTTCTGTTATTTCCGAGATGGTTCTGGACGGCGTTGAGGCTGGAAACAATATTGGAGTTTTTTCAGGGGAATTGGCCCCAAAGAATTTTATGAGATGGATGAATCTACAGGCTGCCGGAAAAGGCTACACAGAGCCTACTCAATTCGAAGGTTATTACAATGTACAGAGAAAATATCAGGAGCAGATTGCGGAATGGCTGGATAGAAAATTCTGGTTATACAACAACGAATACGGATTTGATTTTCAAGCGGTGGAAGAACAATTTAAACGTAAAATAGAGGCTGACAAGTTGGATATGTTGATTTTAGATAACCTTATGACCTTCGATATTTCCGGTATGTCAGAAAACAAATATGAGGCACAAACCAAATTTATTTTGACACTGCAAGGTGAGATTGCTAAGCCTTATAATGTACATATTTTGTTTGTGGCACACCCTCGCAAGGCTATGGGATTTTTGCGGTTGGACGATATTTCTGGTACAGCAGATTTAGGAAATGCTGTAGATAATGCATTTATTGTGCATAGAGTTAATCAGGATTTCAAACGCCTTAGTAAGCAAATGTTTGGTTGGAAAGATGATAACCCGATTTACCAGGCAACAAACGTAATTGAGATTGCTAAGGACCGTGATGGCGGCATGATGGATTACTTTATCCCACTTTATTATGAGCCAGAAACCAAACGTCTGAAGAACTATTCATCCGAAACCAAAATATATGGATGGAATAAGACTGATACTGGATTTATTGCAGTACAAGGGGAAATACCGTTTGATTAAACACCTATTTAGCGGAGGAACGAGAATGAAAAAATATTTGGAAAAAGAAAAAGCAATCGACACATTAGCAAGACTGTATGAGCGCATAAAAAGAGAAGAACATGACCAGGAAGCGGCTAATGGAGTTTGGCGTGCAATGGAAGCTATTGCGGCCCTGGGCGATGCGTGGATTCCCGCTTCGGAACGGCTCCCAAAGAAACCGGAAGAGAATCCAATATATGATAACAAGCCATTGGAGATATATTTAGTGTCTGTCAAAACTACAGACTGTGTGATTAGGGCATTTTGGAACGGAGCATCATTTACTGACGGGTGGGATAAACTGGACGTGCTGGCATGGATGCCATTACCGGAGCCATATAAGGAGGCAGAGGGATGATTGAAGAAGGAATCGCGAAAGACCTGTCAATGGTAGTTGAAAATGCAAAATTGATGGGATGCCAAGAGGTTAAGTCATTTAAGAATATACCACTGAAAAATGTTGAGGCTGTCATATCAGCTCTACAGAAACAGATAGCAAAAAAACCAGAGGATGAAAGGTGTTTTATTAAAGACAAAGAGAATATCGGATTGTGCCCATCTTGTGGTGAAGGGGTCAATTCAAATTATCCATATTGTGGACACTGTGGGCAGAGAATCAAATGGGATGTTGAGTGGCGCATGGAGGTAGATGGATGATAGATAGACAAGGAGCAATTGCGATATTACAGGAGCACATTAATACATACCGCTACCAAACTACAGATAAGGGATGGGCGCAAATGGTACGCACTGGAATTGTCGGAAACACGATACCTGACAAGATAGGTTTTATAGCAGAGGCGGAGAAACAGATACAGGCTTATGAGATGGCTATTAAAGCGCTGGAGAGCGGTGAAGCGGAGGAGCTTGTGGACCGGTGTCACCTGGGAAGCCCTTGTCCATACCAGATGCCCGTGTAACGCTTATAACACAGCAACGCATACCGGGACCTGATTCGCAGGACCGAGACTGTATAAAGATAGCTGGCATGGCTCTGGTGTA